AAGAAAAAAAAGAAAAAATTACCATTTGCAAAAAGATTGCAAGACATGATTTTTGATGAAGTAAGTTTAGTAGGAAAACCAGCAAATGAACTATCGCAGTTTGTTTTACACAAATCTGCTGATACTGAAGTTGCGGGTGATGAGGAAGTTGATAAAATTTCCTTATCTAATCAAGTAGAAATAGAAGGAGAAGAAATTCGTATGAGTGAAAACTTAAATGAAGAAAATTTATCATCTATGCTTGAAGAAACTCCAGAAGAGATACAGTCATATGTATCAAAACTGGAAGATACTGTCACTGCTCTTGAAGCAACAGCTGAAGAGCAAGACGGTAAAATCTCCGAGTTGGAAAAAGCAGTTTCTGAAATGTCTGTAGAAGATGTTGATGAAGAAGATGCTATTCTAAAATCGGCAGACCCAGCAATACAAGAACTTGTTGCTAAAGCACAAGCTGATGCTGATGAGGCAATGGCTGTAGCTGAAGCAGAAAAGGAAGCTAGACTTTCTAAAGAGTTCTCTGATAAAGCTGGACAATTCGGCAACTTACCAATAGAAAAAGAAGCATTAGCTTCTATTCTAAAGAAAGTTGCTGGAACTTTGGAAGCTGAAGAGTTTTCCGTATTAGAAGAAATGCTCAATGGAGCTGATTCTACTATCGGTAAATCTTCACTTTTCGCTGAATTGGGAAGTTCAAAAGAAAGTGATTCAAATGGAGAGATTGAAGCGTTAGCAAAATCTTTACAAGGAGAAGGACTTTCATATGAGCAGGCTTATGAGCAAGCTCTATTGGACAATCCTAAATTGTATGAGAAATATCTTGAAGGGAAGGTGAGTTAATAATGGCTTACGAAATACCTGATTTTAAGGTTGCCTTCACCGCAGGAGAAGATTTGTCATCAGCACAATTCAAGTTTTTAACTATGGAATCTGATGGACAAGTTGATTTGGCTGATGCAGAAACTGACATTGCTATTGGTGTGTTGCAAAACAAACCAACAGCTGGTCAAGCTGCACAGGTCATGATTTCTGGTATAACAAAGGTAGAAGCAGACGAAACATTAGCAGCAGGGAACTTAGTTCATCCTTCTGCTGACGGACAAGCGGCTGTTTTTGCGGCTGGTACAGATACAACAAAGTATTGTGCTGGAATTGTATTGGAAGGTGCAGCAGCAGGGCAACTTGCAACTGTACTCTTAGGTAATTATGGAAGGGGTGCATAATGGGACAACCAACAGCTAGTGATGTTCATGTGAACAAGCCACTAACTAACATTTCCATTGCCTATATGCAAAAAGCTGAAAAGTATATTGCTGGGCAAATCTTTCCTGTAATACCTGTTCAAAAACAATCCGACAGATACTTCAAGTACAACAAAGGCGACTGGTTTCGTACTGAAGCTGATTTAAGAGCTCCTGGTACAGAATCTAAAGGAGTTGGATTCACAATCGACAACACACCTACATACTATGCAGATGTGTATGCCGTTCATAAAGATGTGGATGACCAAACAAGAGCTAACGCTGATGCCCCACTTAATGTGGATAAAGATGCAACAATGTTCGTCACAAATCAATTACTTCTTAAAAGGGAGAAGGTTTGGACAAGTAGCTATTTCACTACTGGTATTTGGGACACTGATTTAACAGGCGTTTCAGGAACACCATCTAGTGGACAGTTCAAACAATGGGATGCGTCAGGCTCTACACCAATTCAAAACATACAAGATAACGCTGTTACTATGGCTAAATCTACAGGCTATATGCCTAATGTTTTGGTAATTGGTGCTGAGGTTTATAATTCCTTGCGTAATCACGCTGATATTCTTGATAGAATTAAATATACTCAAAGAGGTATTGTTTCAACAGACCTCCTTGCGTCACTATTTGGCGTGGACAAAGTTGTGGTTGCAATGTCTATAGAAAACACTGCTGAGGAACAGGCAACTGATTCCTTTAGCTTTGTCTATGGAAAAAATGCTTTATTAGCATACAGTAATCCAAATCCTGGATTACAGCAGCCATCTGCTGGTTATCACTTTGCTTGGACTGGTTTCTCAGGTGCAGGTGGGGCAGGTGTTAGAATTAAAAGATTCCGTATGGAAAGTACCGAGTCTGACAGAATTGAAGGTCAAATGGCTTTTGATTCAGTAGTTGTCGGCTCTGATTTAGGTATCTTCTTTAGTGGATGTGTAGGTTAGAACTAACATGACAGTACGATATACAGCAGGTAAGTTAATCAAAATGGAAGGCAAGTTATTTGACTTCGGTGATGAACTTCCTGCTGAAATCGTAGAATCTTTTGTAAATCTCCCAGCACTAATATCATCTGGTGAAATTCAAGTTGAAGAGATTGAAGAAGTAGAAGAAAAACCAAAGCCTAAACCAAAGCCAAAGGCTAAAAAGAAAAGGGCTAAAAACGAAGATGGAACTTTCAAAGCAGATGACCCATCTACTCCTGATGTAAATGAAGCATGGGAGCAAGAATCTGAGCCAAAAGTAGGCGAAGATGACTTGGACATATAACGCATCAGTATCAACCGATAGAGATAAAATTCGTCTTTTAATCGGTGACACAGATACAAACGACCAATTATTATCAGACGAAGAAATAGACTTCGTTATTACTCAACAACCAAATGTTTATTATTCTGCTGCACAATGTTGCGAAACTATAGCAGGTAAGTTTGGTAGAGATGTATCTACTACATTAGAAGGTATGTCTATTGCTAAAAGACAAAGATTTGAAAATTATCTAAACATGGCTAATAATTTACGAGTTATGGCTATGAGAGCTTTACCTTCACAACCTTTTGCTGCATCTATTGATACAGAACAGAGAAAAGCATATTCTTATAAAGAAAACGACAATTTAGTTCAACCTAATTTTGAAATAGAAATGCACGATAATCCTGAAAGTGAAGGAAGAGCAGGAGAACTATACGACCCAAGTCAGAGGTAATCTATGGATAGAGCAGTCAAAGCAGTTCTTAACCAAACTATAGATATTCAAAAAACTTCTGGTAGTGGCGTTGATACTAGAGGTAATTCCACTGCTACATGGAGTACTACTTCATCTACAGTTAAAACATATATTCGTGAAGTTAGAGATGATGAAGATAGAACTAGAAATATTAATGTAGAAAAGTATTTAGCAGTTATTGAGCCATCTGTAAGTGTTGATGAAACAGACAGAATTAAATGGGAAAATAAATACTATGACATTATTTCAGTAAGATTAGTTAGAGATTTTGACGGTACAGACCATCATAAAAGAATAGAAATGCAAAGGGCAAGTACACAATGACACAAAGATATACTTTTGGTGGTGGTGTTCTTAATATAGGTCTTGATGAACAAGAGATATTAAAAGGATTAGAAAGTAATAGAAATTACATTAGTTTATTAAGAAAAATTAGCAATAACTTAGCAATAGAGATAAAAAGGTTTACGCCCGTAGATACTGGTAATTTGCGACGCTGGTCTAAATCAACAAGTTGGAGGTACAAAAAAAGTGTTAAGAGCTAAATATATAGCTGGTGTTTCTGTAGGTGCTTCAAGCCCTGGTGGTAAATATGCTGATTTAGCTCCATATTGGGCTTTTGTTGAGTTTGGAACAGGTTTAAGAGGTTTATTTACACAAGTTGATAAGCCAATAGGAAATCCTTCTAACTGGAGATATGGCTTTATCAATGGTCAAACAACTAAGGCATATATTAGAAGAGGATTAAAAAGTTTTCTAAATAAAGCAAAGAGTGGTAGATTACAATGACAGCTTTAGTATTACCAGATTCAGAAATATTAGTAAGGCAATGGTGTTTATCAAAAACAGCTATAACTGATTTAGTTAGCACTAGAATAGCTACTAACTTACCTAGTGAGCCTACATTACCTTTTCTTGTTATAACATTAATTGGTGGCTCTTTAGATGATTCTGAAGCATTAATTGGTCAAGCAGATTTCCAATTTGATGCTTATGCAGGTAATTGGGGTGGAGATAATACAAAAAATAAACCTGATTATGCAACAGCATTTAATGTAGCAAATACTGTAATGGCTGAGTGTTTTGCAAATCAAGATAATCAAATTACTTCTTCTGGTGCAGCTGTTGGCTATATTTATGGGTTTAGAGTGACTAGCAATGTTCGTAGAATAGACGAGGAAGGCATTGGACTAGCACGATATAATTTTGATGCTACAATGACATACAGGAGTAATAGTGAGTAAAGCTAAATTACAAGTAAAGATAAACCCTGGAGTATCATCTGATGCGGTTGTTTTACCAAATGGAGATACAATTAAAAAGGGAGAAATGGCTTCCATAAGCGAAAGTGATTGGAAGAAAGTTCAAAACATTAAAGATAATGGGGTTGATTTACTTGTAATTACAGGAAAACCATTACTCATAGACGATTCTTCTGACGAAGAAGAATAATAGGATAAAGAAGGAGCTAGAAAATGGCACAAAGTGTGGATGATGTTCTCATTGGTACTGGCGATTTATATATCGGTGGTGTAGGAACAGACTTTCCTGCTAATCCTTCAACAACCCCTGCGAGTTCTGGCTCTCATGC